GTTCCTTGTTCTTCGCTCATTTTTGAAACTCCATCAAAACATAAGGCCCAGCCCACTCGCCAATTTTGGTCACTATGCCTTGCTTGTCTTTGGTTATCGTGCGGAATTGATAGCCATCACGGACTGGTCGGCGTTGAAACTCAATAGTTCCGAAGAAATCTTCTAGCTTGTATCGCTGTTCTTCGCTCATGCTTCCCTCACTTTCAGCATAGCGTCGGCAAACGCATAGGCTTTCTCAGCTACCCACTTACGGTCAGAAAAATCGCCGTTGTCGTCAAACATCAAGCCCTGCATCGCTTTGGCCGCAAAGTAGTCTCGCAGGGTCATGCCGTTGTGACCTTCATAAGCGTGGTCGCGTGGAAACGCTGGCCCACCTGTGTTTGTGTTGCTCATGCTTTATCTCCTGTTGCTTTGGCAATGGCGGCGTCACTTCGGTCTAGGCTTGCTACTGGTAAAGGGTGTCCATAAGCTGTACATAGTTCGCGCACGATTTTTGCAAGCTCTTTGTTGCATGCGTAGTTTTCAGGCGCGGCGGCCATTAATTGGAGGTCTGCTGTCTTAACTCCATCTTCTACGGATAGAAAAAACACAACGTCGCCTTCTGCGTTTTGTATAAACGTATCGCCCCATGATGTGACTGCTACCCACGGCCCTTTTGTGTGTTGTGTGCTCATGCTGCTTTCTCCTGTTTAGATGACAAAAATTTAACACTAGTGGATGGAATATTGTCGTAAGGGTCAGGCCTTACAATTTTTGTATATTCCATCCCCAACCTGTGTTTTACTAAACAAATAATGCCTATTTCATCACTCTGCCATTGATGGTTCGGGTCGATGGAAAAATTTGTAAACACTAAATTACCCTCGGCATCTTCCGTAATTTGACCAAATTTTGTAATCATGCTGCCTTCTCCTTTTGTTCTGTTTTGTTTTCAACGTTTAACCAAACATCCATAGCGCCTTCTTGAATATCTATCCAAACGCCTAACCACACAGGCTTTTGGCTTTGTATTGCCGCCTCAATGCTTTTACAAAGCTCATCATCTGGTGTCATGCTGCTTTTTCCTGTTTGGCACGCTCGACCCGTGCTTTCTTTGCTGCAATCACTTTGGCCTGCAGTGCCTGGTTGCCCTGGCAAGCCTCTAATGCTTCTTTGTAGACCTTGGCTAGCTCATCACTGGTGGCGCTGGCTTCAATCGCTGCCAGGTGGTCGGTGATGTCTGGAGTCGGTGCGGCTTTGCGGGTGGCTGCGTTGCCATCGTCGTCTTCAGGCGCAATTCCGCAAGCTGCCATCAAGCTGTAGCGCCTCGCATATGTGAGGGCAGATCCGTAGCCCTGCGGGTCTTGCTTGGCGGCTGGAACGTGCAGCTTGCCGCATTCCAACATCTCGCCAGACTCATGAATAAAGACTGTTTCCACTGTCACCCCGGTGGTGTCTTCGCTGGTGCGCTGGACAAGGGCAATGCCTGCTCCGTTCAGCCCCTCGATGACTGCTTCAACACAGGCCGACAAATCGGCGTAGCGGCTGCGAAAGTGTGGGTTGGTGCTGCTTTTCAGGGCAGGGCCAAAGGCTTGCTGGGCCTTAACCAAAGCGGTGGCGATGTTCTTCATGCTTGCTCCAGTGCGCTAAGTTCGCTAATACGGCGGTTGATGTCAGTGATTGACTTTCGGAAGTCAGCCATCACTTTTTGTTGTTGTTTCTCAAGCGCAGCGATCTGTGCGGAACGAGGGTCAAAGTGATCTGGCACATCAACCTCGATTTCTTGTGGGCCAACGTAGGTGTGGTTTATATCGTCTTTGATCTCGTAAGAAATTGCCTGAAAGCGGCCTTCGTTTTCCCAAGAATATTTGGTGAAGTGGATGTGAACGGTTGTCTTAATTTTCATGATTGCTCCTTAGAAAGTTGGATGCTGATTTGGTCAAATTCTTGCTTGTAGGTCTCCAGCAGTTGGTTTTGGCGCTGGATGTGTGATTCCAGCAGCTCAACGTAAAGAGCTAAACACTCTTCTGGATTGCTGCGGCTTGCGTACGCAAAGTCTTTGAGCTGCTTCATAAGGCCTCCACAATCATTTGTTCAAGGCGCTGAACAATGGCAGGGTTGATGATGTCGATGCAGTCTTTGGGATTGCCATCGAGGCGCAGCCGCCATACCGTGACGATGGTCGGCGAGCCTGGAGTGATCTTGGTTGCCGCTTCTGCTGGCTCAACTTCAGCCAACCCGGTGAAGTAAAAGCCGTTGATGACTTGTTGAAAAGTGATGGTCATGATGACTCCTAAAAAGACCCTTGCGGAATTGCTGGGGCATGAGTGCATTGTATAGGGTTCTTTACGTCAAAAGCCACTTCAACTAAAAAAAATTGAAAAAACTTTTTAATCGGCAGGCCCAACCTGATAGGAAAAATTTATTGCGCGTGGCTGGAAATGTATAGTAAGATGCGCGGATGACAACGGAACAAGCAGCAAAACTCGCAGGCTCGAAAGCAGCACTAGGCCGCATCTTGGGTGTGACCAGGGGTGCTGTTTCGCAGTGGGTGCAGCTTCCTCAGGGGCGGCTGTACCAGTTGATGTACCTTAGACCGGAGTGGTTTAAGAAGTTGTGAATTTTTGAAACCCAGCTAGGCAGAGAGTAGCTACTCTGCCGAAAAGTGAACTCCCCACCTGCTGGCGTTTCTTTTCAGGGAGTTTTGCGGAGTTTTTGAATGAACTACTACCCTTTTCACGTTGGGGACTATGCTTCCCACACAGGTCATCTTGACCCGATGGAGGACTTGGCCTACAGGCGGCTTCTAGATGCCTACTACCTGCGCGAGTCCCAACTTCCGACCGACATTGAACAGGCAGCTCGGCTAATCAGGCTACGCCACAACGTCAAAGAAGTGTCGGCAGTTCTGAAAGAGTTTTTCCGGTTGACAGACACTGGCTGGAGCCATGCTCGATGTGATGAGGAAATTGCAAAGATGCAAGACAAACAGTCCAAAGCCAGGGCGTCTGCTCAAGCATCGGTCAACGCTCGCAAAGCAAAAGCACAGCCAGTGCTGAACGGTGGCTCAACGGACGTTCAGCAGACGCTTAACGAACGCTCAACGGATGTTCAGCTACCAACACCAACACCAACACCAACACCAATTAAAGAATATATATGTCCACCTGACGGTGAACCTGAGGGTGAAATTTCAAGTTTTCCAGCCTGCAATCACCAGGCAGTCATCAGCCTCTACCACCAGCACCTGCCAACACTGCGCAAGGTGGAGGTCTGGAACTCTGCCCGACAAGGCTACCTCAGGCAGCGATGGCGGGAAGTGGCCGAAGAACTGTCGAAGTCACAAGAGATCGACAGCAGTGATGTTCTTGGCTGGTGGGCAGACTTTTTCCAGCATGTCGGTCAATCCAGGTTCCTGACAGGCAAGGTCAACAGCAAAGACGGTCGAGCATTTACGGCCGACCTTGAGTGGATTCTCAAACCCAGCAACTTCGCAAAAATCGTAGAAGGAAAATACCATGGCACTCACTAATTTCAAGCAGCAACACAATCAGGTAGATGATGCAGATCATCTTTTATGCAGTGTTTCAGGTTGCGGAAAACGTTGGTCAGTGCGCATGGATGGTGAGCCAGCCTTTTGTTCGGCGCACAAGTGGTCTGGTGGGAAACCTGCCGCCAAGCGCAAAATTGTTGAGCCAGCCCTAAAGCCTCCAGTGCAACACTGGCAAGATGACGAGGTGTTTTGATGTATGACCACAAATCCCTATTGGACAGAAGACGGGAAGGCCAAGAATTTAGCCTTGCTGACATCAACCGAGCGCTCTGTGATGCTGGAGACCTTGCGACAGACCGAGGCGAGGGAGTGGCTGCAGCGTTACCGATTGAAAGAGAAGCAATTTGGGAAACAGCAAGCACAGACCTGGTGGGAAGGTGTGAAGCTGGACATAAAGAAACGGCGTGGCCTGGCTGGAGTCGTTACCTTGACCACCGAAATGAACAGGCAGCGAAATGATGCAAATCCATTTTCAAGTTGAAGGCGACCCAAAGGGCAAAGGCCGACCGCGGTTCAGCAGAGTTGGCAAGTTCACCAAGGTCTACACCGACAAACAGACCTTGAGCTATGAGGCCATGATCGCCACGCTTGCCAAACAAGCCATGGGTGTGACAGATTTGCTAGAAACGCCTGTAAGCGTGTTTCTGTACGTCAGGCTACCAGTGCCGCAGTCCTACTCCAAAAAACGCAGGGAGGCCTGTTTAAGCGGCACTGAGAAGCCTTGCAAAAAGCCAGACATCGACAACATAGCAAAAACCTACCTGGATGCCATGAACGGGGTCATTTTTGTGGATGACACCCAGGTGGTTGATCTGCACGTAAAGAAGCTGTACTCAGACAAAGCTGGTGTTGATGTGATGGTGATGGAGGCTGAATGAAACCCGAAGAAGCCGCCCAGACCATCAGAGACAAAGCCCCAGCTTACGGCGAAGCCAAAGCGCAGCGGGTATACCTCGAAGAATTCAGGCGCAGCAAAAAAGCCCTGCTGATGAAAGATGCACTCAAGCTAGGCATCGAGGCAGCAAACGCCCAAGAGCGCGAAGCCTATGCAGACCCTGCTTACCACCAGTTGCTCAAAGGCCTGGCCCTGGCCATCGAACAAGAGGAAACGCTAAAGTGGGAGCTGGAGGCAGCAAGGCTTGACATCGAGATTTTTAGAACCAGAGAAGCAACCGCTAGACTTCAAGATCGGGCACACCAATGATTGAAAATATTAAAGACTTGTTTTCCTATCAAGATGGAAACTTATTCCGTTTGCAAGCATCTGGTGGTCAAAAGATGGGCACTATCGCTGGCTGGGAAACAATTTGCAATGGCAAAAAATATAAAAAAATTAACATAAACAAGAAAACATATTATTTGCATCAAATTATATTTTTGTATCATTATGGTTACATACCCAAATACATTGACCATGCAGATGGCAATAGCTTAAATAACAAAATTGAAAATTTAAGAGAGGCAACACAAAGCCAAAATGTTCACAACTCACTAAAACGTAAAAACAACAAATCTGGTTATAAAGGTGTGTGCTTTGTCAAAAATAAATGGAGATCGGCAATTATGGTCAATGGAAAAAACATTTATTTGGGTCTGTATGACCACATAGAAGATGCCGCACTTGCTTACAAAAATGGGGCAAACAAGTTTTATGGGCAATTTGCCAAGGCATAAATGATTCCAAAGCACACCTACGTGAGAAGCA